ATTAAACTATATTATTGAATTTGCTAATCGACGCAATTTAACGATAGATTACCCAAAATTAGGTGATTATGAAACCATTGAGTCTACGGAGACGTTCGTTAATGGGTTAAAACCACACGCAAACTCTAACCCCATATTACCCTACGACTATCAGATAAAAGCTGTTAATTGGGCAATCTCGGAGTCACGAGCATTACTATTATCACCAACATCGTCTGGTAAGTCGTTTATGATTTACTCACTTTCTCAATACTACATGAGGAAGATAAATAAAAAGATTTTAATCATCGTACCAACTACATCGTTAGTTGAACAACTATATAAAGACTTTAAAGACTATGCATCTGAAATAGACCCAATGTTTAGTGAGGACAACGTACATAGAATTTATTCAGGCAAGGAAAAAGTTACAGATAAACAAATCGTAATCACTACTTGGCAATCAATCTATAAATTAAAGAAACAGTTCTTTGAACAATTCGGTTGCGTCATTGGCGATGAAGCACATAACTTTAAAGCAAAGTCATTAACAAGTATTTTGACTAAAATGGTTGATTGTAAATATAAGTTTGGTTTCACCGGAACGTTAGATGGTACTACTACACATAAGTTAGTCCTTGAGGGATTATTCGGGGCAGTTAAAAAGGTCACCACAACTAAAGAGTTAATGGATAGTGATACAATTGCTAAATTACATATTGAGGCAATCACATTAAAATACGATGATGCGGAAAGAAAGTTTGTTAAATCTATGACATATCAAGAAGAGATTGATTTTTTAGTCGGGCACGTTGATAGATTAAGTAGAACTAAAAATACTTTAGTGTTATTTCAATTCGTTGAGAAGCACGGGAAGCATCTATATAATTATTTAAAAAAGCAAGACCCAGAAAGAGCAATCTTTTTTGTATCAGGAAGTGTAGGAGTAGATAAACGTGAAGAAATACGAAAAATTACAGAACAATCTAGCAATGCTATTATTGTTGCCTCTTATGGCACTTATTCTACTGGCATCAATATCCGCAATCTCCATAACATTATCTTTGCTCATCCTTCTAAGTCTAGGATTAGGAATTTACAGTCTGTTGGCAGAGGTTTACGAAAAGCTGAGGGAAAAGATAAAGCAACACTTTTTGATATAAGTGATGACTTATCATGGAAGAAACACAAGAACTTTTCATTGAAACATTTCGTTGAAAGGATTAAGATTTACAACACAGAAAAATTTGATTACAAACTAAGGAGTATAAAATTATGAATATATCAGTGGTACATTTAAAACATACATCAACAGAACTTATTTGCGACTTGCTAGAGTTGAGTGAAGAAAATATGGCAATTACTATTAAAGACCCTCAAACTATTGGAGTTGTTTCTCAAGATGAGAAAGGTGCTCAACTAGGGTTTACTCCATTCTTAATGAGTTGTAAAGATAATATTATTCACATAGCATTAAAAGACGTTTTATTCATTGCTGAGGCAGAAACTCAAATTGCAAACCAGTACGAACAAATGTTTTCAACCATAGCAATACCATCTCAGAAAATAATTATGTAAAAACTTTACTTTTTGATAATTGTAGGTTATAATA